CGATGACTGGCATGATCGACGAGCGTTTCATTTTCTCGCCGTCGTAGTACATCGAATCGGTGCCGCGAAGGTTTTCAATTGCCATCTCGACCCAGTCCTTGTCCCATCCTTCGCTGGTGACCTTTTTCTCAAGTTCCTGTGCGGTCAGGAAGCAACGCCAAAAGATCCACGGCGACCGTTGTGGGTCCGAGATGTACGACGGGAAGATGACCTCGCCATCGGGCGCACAGGCGTATGCAACCGGGCAATCGACAGTCTGCCGAGGTGCTGGGATCTGCGTCTCTCCGGTCGTGCGCAACTCGCGGATGCATTTCTTCGCACGCTGGTCTGAGAGTTTGGGGAATGCCTGCTGGAGCACTGCCATGACGATGTCGTCGTTGGTCTCGTCGAGGATGATTTCGATCAAGTCTGGCGACTGCTGGGCGATCTCGTCGAGCGTCATCGGTTGCAGGTAGGTGCGTGATTCACGCTTCCATCCGACGTAGGTGACCATCAAGCCCTTCTCGAGCAGGTAGTTTGCACCCTGTTCCATCTGGTTTTTGAAATCGGGGATGTACGATGATTTCATCCACTTCAGGAACGATGAGACCACCCCAGCGCGTGCCATCGACGCCATCGACGTTGGGAATGCTTTGATGTGACTGCGTGTCAGTGCTTGGTCGAAGATCGACACGTAGGTGCTGATGCGCTCGCCGATCACGTTGACCTCTTGGTCACTGGCACCTTGCCAAGGAAATGCGTTGGCTCCTGACTTGCGCAGGTCTGGCGTTTTACCGTCCCAGATATTTCGACGGTCGTTGAATGATCGAAGGCAATTGTCGAAGTACGTGTCGAGGTCGGCGAGCGTCGAGTGGTACGCGTAGGACAACGAGTCGATGTCCGGCTCGTCGGACACATAGATCAATTCCTCGTTTTCAAGTGCTTCGTTCGACATATTAAATGATTTCTTGGATTGCCCGGTATATGTTTTCGCCTAAGTCGTTTGCCTTCTCAACTTTGATGACTCTGCCAACAGAGTTTTCGCGGTTGCGAGGATGAAGCACGTCAATGACTGTGCCATCAAGATCGGCATACACGAATTTGATGTTTCTTGCAAGGCGGAGCACGCGCACAGTGAATATCTCGGGGTCCTGAGTTGTTCGCGAATCTTTGTTGAGAACATTGTTGATGATCTCTTCTGCCTTTTTCTTTTTGTTAGTATCCACCTGTGCCATATGTTGTGACTTTAATTTCAGAACTATCTACATGATCAATGCCAGCAATCGCCGCATAACGCAACACGTCAATCGGATCTTTCCATGCCTCTTTCAACCCACCGTCCCCGGTGTACTCGCTGAGCGCATGGATGATGTTCTCGCACTCGGACGAGATGTAGAAGTGCGGTCGGTTGATGCCGTCGATTGCTTTGGTCGTGTCCCATGACATTTTCGAGATCAATGCCTGCAACCCATCCTCGATCTCAAGCCCGGGTGCCGGGATGAAGACCATGTCCTGCTCGGTCAGGTCTTCGATGATCGATGACGAACCGTCTGACGATTGGTATTTGGCAGCACCGAGGCGAGGATCGATCAGACGCTCGAAAATTTCCTCGTCGCCCTCGAGGTCTTTGATGATGTCGATGTAGTCTCGGATGCCGAGTCCCTGACCTTTGGCACCGTCGCCCGGCAGCCACTTCCCGTGCTTCCATTCTGCCCAGTCGCCGACATCGACGCCGGGATACTCGCGGTAGACCCAGAACGTGCCCGAGGCATCCACTGCGATCCAGCACATGAACCACGATTTGGACCCGGCTGGGTCGAGAATCATGTAGCGGGTCACGTTGTTGTCGGGGATCTTGTCGGGATCGACCACGTTGACCTCTTTGTTGAAGCGTGGGAATTTCGTCGCGTGAGACTTCACAGGCACCCCGTAGGCGCGAATCAGGATCTCTTCCCGGCCACGTCCCATCAACGCCTCTTTGATGCGGTGGTAGCCACCGAATGGGTTGTCCTGAGAATGGAAGTAGTGGACCGAGGCGTTGCGCTTCTTCGAGCGTTGCACGTATGGCACCAGTTCGCCGTTGAGAAGCTCAGCTTCACGGCTCTCGATGGTCGTGGCGCCATCGAGGTATTCTTTGATAACCTCGGTGTACCCGTCGATGGGCGTGAACGTCAGGAGCAGCTTGGCGTCCCGGGTTGCGATACGAAACCGCAGCGTGTTGATCAACTCCGGGCCGAGCAGGTACTCGTCGAGCCAAACGCCGACGTTGTGCCATTTCGGGTTCCGGGATCCAAGCTCGGCACCCTCGAGAATCGTCGGGTTGTTCTGGTACTGCGAGTAGGTCTTGAAGATGATCTGGCTGCCGTTTGGCAAGATCAACGACGAATCGGTGAACCCGTTCTTCTTCGTGTAACTGATGTAGGTGCCGCTGGTCGTCTGCTTCATCCGCATCTCGGCAGGCAGCCAATCCCAGACGGCACTCTGCTGCTGCCGGATACTGACCTCGGCAGTCTGGGCAAAGCAAAAGATCTCGGACCCGGGATTCTCGAGCGCAGCACGAACGATGGTGAATGCACCCCACTGGGTCTTGCCACTGCGGTTCCCGCCGAGTGCGACAATCTCGGTGACCTCGGCCAATTGCACCTCGGCGAGGTCCCAGTGAGGTAGTCGGAATCCGAATCGGTACGGGTCACGCTCGGCGTTCTCAATCGCCTCATGGTAGATCGAGTGAATCTCGATCAGCGTCGCCTCGTCGAGTTCGACGATCTCCTCATCGGTCGGAGGTTCGAGGATCGGATGTTTGCGCCAAATCATTCGGTGATTTTATATGCGTTAGTTTCCATCAGTATATCAATGATTTTGTAGACACTGCCACAATCGCTGCATCCAAATGCATCGTCCTCAGGTGGGAATGACCCACGGTTCCCGTCGATGTAATGAATTTCTCGACGTTTTTTACAATGCTTGCACGTGCCAATATACGGATTGATGTGTTTTTTGAGAATGACATTCCAAATCTTGGCATCAAACTTTTCTGCCAAGTACGAAGCGTAGACAAGCGTATTGCAACCATGTTTGGTTTTATCATACTCCACCACGTAATGGTGAAATATAGGACCATCAAACTTTGACTGAGGTTCGTTGATCATGCGTTGATGATCTGGGCGTCGATGGCACCGTCGCGGATTTTGGAGGCGATGCGTGCACGTGCCTCTGAGATGACCTTGGCGGCGTCTGAGATCGATGCGCCCTTGCGGTGCTCAATCACCACCCCGGCCATGCCTGAGAGTTGCGCTGCTTTGTCAGTCATGATTCCTACTGTCAGTGCTAGTTTATCCGGAGAGATGTTCACCAATTGGTCCGGGTTCTCGGCGAGTTGCTCTGCCTTGTCGAACAGTAGATCAGTAAACGTCTGGGCGGCGATGGCGTACTTCTGACTGAATTCCTTGCGCTTGGTCTCGAGCGTGTCGGCGTGCCGCCAGCACAGTCCGTTGATGGCACCGTAGCTCAGCCCGGTGCGTTTGCTGACCTGCTTGTTTGAGACGCCTTGTGCCTTCATCCAGAGCACCGTGGCAGCCGTGCGTGGGGCGCACGCTTCGATGCACCTGCCATCGACGCCCATGTCTTCAGCCCGGCGGCGCACCTCGTCAAACCACTCCTGTGGTGGCTCGACGTCAGGTGGTTTTTCGAGTTTGCGCGGCATGGTTATTCAAATTTGGATACTTTATCGATTGCTGAACTGCTTGTGGGAACAGTTGTTTTTGATTTGCGTCTTCCAAGATCCGGTCCAAGTAAATCGTAAAGATTCGACAGACTGTCCAATCCGCTCTTAATCTCTTCATCAAATGGATCCTGAGAGTCATTTGTTGGCATCGATCTCATCAAGTCTGAATAGACACTCAAGTCATCTCTTTTGATGTCTTCAATTTTTTGTTTTGTAGATTTCATTCGGGTTTATTCTTTTTTGCCTCAGCCCTTTTCTTTTTTAATGCTGTTACCGATATACCTTCTGCTTCTGCATCTGCTTTCAATTGTGCTGCTGCTTCCTCTTTTTTGACAAGTGCTTCAGCATCTCTTGCTTTGCGAATTATCTCAGATCCTTCTTTGAACGACAATGCTTTTTTTCCTTTTGGAAAGAACATGTCAAAGATGTCGTCAAAACTTGATTTTTTAGCTCCTTCGTTTTTTGTCCATCCATTTTTGTCCCAAACATCTTTTTCTGCAAACCAAAGAATTGCTTGAAGATCATCAGGATTCATGCCAAGTTTTTTGGCGGCACGTTCCATAACAACTTGCGAAAATGCAAAGTCTTGATTATTCACACCAACTTCTGCTTTTGGTTGAATTCGGTATGGTGCTCCTTCTCCAGAATAAACTAACCTGCGAAGATACCGAGCGGCCCAAAGATCAATAGTTGCTTGCACTGTTCTGCCAGAAAGATTTCCGGCAAAGTTAGGAGTCTTTGGTGATTTTCGATTATTCAACCAAGTGCCAGCAATTACTTTTAAAACAGAATCAGAATTAGCATTGAATTTTTTGCCATTGGAGCGTAATGGTAATAAATCATTGCCTATAATATAAATATCGAATCTTTCTGCTGATGTTCTTTTTTCTGCTGGTTTTTTTATTAATTTAGCGAGCCTATTTCTTTCAGATTCAAGAGCATTTCGATCTGCTGTTGGCATTTTTTTCTTTAATGCTCTATTAACCGAATTCTTTATTCTTTTTAATTCAGAAATTGAATTTGATGAATCAATCAAATCATTGAGTGATCCTTCGCTTTCAGCCTTTACCATTTCAAGGTATCCTTTTCGATGCCTATCATATCTCCCAGAAATGACACCTTCATATGCATCAAGTGCTTGTAAGAAATTTTCATCAACAGGAGTTTGAGCACTGGTAGCACCCAGTAATTGAGAAAGCAATTCTCTTCCATCAGCACCAAAGGTATCTAGCAGTTTTGTCCTCATTCTGCTGTACCATCCTTTTCCGGCAGAGATTGATGGGTTTTTCATCATCTCTTGAGTATCTATAACCATTTTATTGGCAAGATTATCTACAACTCCTGTTTTGATTAACTCGTTAATTTTTTCACGCTGCGGTTTTGTTAAATCATACGGAAGACTATCAAGATATGATGTAGAAGGGTCTTCTGCTACTCCTGCAAATTTCTCAATGTGTGGAGCAGAAGAGATTTGGTAATCAACAGTTACTGGCACTGGTTTTCCCTTTTGTGATTTTAATTGTCCTTTATCATCTCTTTGCTGGATCACATCAAGCGTGTCCTTGTCTCCAAAATCAATTACATCTAAGTTATTGTTTTTTCCAGAAGACACCTCCGGCATGTAGCGGATGTCGCTTGATGCTGGTGGTGTATCACCTGCACCTTCATTTACCATCCATTCTGGAGGCAAAGCATTTTTTTGCTCCGCGTAAATGGTATCAGTTCCATTTGCTTTTCTATTGTGTTCTGCATATGGACCGTGATTGACCCACATATTTTGACCTCTTGTCTCAGAAGTCATTGCGGGACGTGCTAAATCAGAATACATAGCTGAATGGGATCTCCATGCATTTTCTTCACCATCACCACGAAATCCTACTCCTTCTTTGATATGCCCAAAATAATCGTGGACAATTCTAAATACATCGTTTGCAAGAAGTCTGTGATTTCCAATGTATTCATCTGTTGGAGATTCAAGGAGGTTTAGAACTTTTTTTGCAGTAACTCCTTTAGTGCCAAATCCAGAATCAGTAGGGAAGAACCAAAGATGATTATTTTCTAATACATCAAGATTTGCCAACCTTGGTGTCTCGAGATAAGGATCAACCATTCCTAATGGAATTGGCTCAATTTTCAATCCTGTTTTTTTGATAAACTGGTACTGATCAAGAGTTTCCTTGATCATTGCATCATACGATGCCTTTACTTTTGGATCATTTGGAGAATGAACCATTGCTTCGTATCCATCAGCAAGTCGTTTTCCTTGTTCCTTAGAAACTATTGAGTAAGTTTCTGGTGGATTATATTTGATTCCTGATGATTCAGCATAATCCCATGCTGCTTTTCTTGCAGTATCATTGGGGCCGAAATCTACGGTTTTACCTCTTGATTCGATTGTGACTTTAGTTGGGAGACCGCTGAGAGGTGTATTCCAATAAGGGGACGAATCCGGTGGTCGAACCCTGACACTGCTTCCAACCATGCCTCCTCGTCCGAGAATTTCTCCCGTTGTGGACGCATCGCCTTCAAGCGTTCGATCTCCCGTTCCCGTTCCTGCAATTCGTTGTCCTGATTCATTTGTTCGCTGATTCTGAGTGATTACTTCTTCCGGCGCAACTCCATTCTGCTTGCCGTAGTCATTGGATGGTACTGCTCTGAGATTTCCGTTCTCGTCCTCGACCGGGGTGTACCGCATGTCAACTGGGTCACCGTCCTCGGTGAACAGTGGCACGCCTTCTGGCATGTAGTTCGCTTTGACCTTGTTGTAGTCCATCGGGATCCCGGTGGTGCCTTCCATCCGGGTCGCCTTGTTCAAGCGGTCCAGTCGGTACGTCTTGAAAACTGCCTTGCTTGGACGGTCGGTGACCAGCACCGGGTTGATCATCATGTAGTCTGCCGGGCGTGCCTTGGCCCCGCCGGAGATGTCACCGAATGTGGCGTTGATGAAATTCTTGTGGTCTTTCCAATCAGTGCCGTAGTTTTCGATGAAGTGAGAGTCTGCTGGCTTGCCCTCGGCGTGAAGCTCTATGACCGCATTAATGTCGGACATGATTTTGTCCACGTTGCCCTTGTAGAGTTTTTGACCGATTTTCTTCCCGGCCTGCTCCATGATGTTCTGGTGCAATTGCTGGGTGTCGATGATGTCGATCAGGATTTGACCCTTTTCACCCATTGAGAAGCCAAGGATGCCGCCCTCTTTCATCGTCGGTCCAAGTGTCTCGTAACTCTTCCGGCCACGCCCACGAAGGCGTGAAGACGTCGCCGGGTTGTAGATCATCAGGAACCGTTCGCCCTGACCACGTTTGGCAGCCTCGTTGATGTGATCGAATAATTTGATCTGCGAGTCGTTAAAGTACCCGGTGTTCTTGACCATTTCAATCTGCGCTGCGCTGAAGTATTTTCCGCGCCATCCAGTTTCCGGCGAGTATTGGATTTCGTGCTTCGGGATCACCTCGCCATTGGCGATGCGTTGCTTTTGATCGGCCTGAATGATAAGCCCGGCTTGCTCACGCGCATCCTCGATGTACTTCTCAAGCGGCACCCAATTGCCGCTGCTGTCCCTGATCGGGTTGCCAGCTTTGTCGGTCTTCCAGTACGATGTCATCTCGCTCCAGATCGGATCATCCATGCCCGAGGTCGGGATCACGGTGCCCTGCGACTTCTCCGCTGTCTGCTTGGCCGCCCCGGGCCGCCCAGCAGTCTCGTTGATCATTCGCTCGAACAGTGCCTTGGCTTCTGGCAGTTGTTTGATGCCGTCGGCGAGCAAACCATTGCCAGCGACCATTCGTCCGGATGAATCCATCATCCCGCCGAGGTTGAAGTGCATGTTGCGGATGATCGACGATTTGTTGAGGATCGTGTTCCCAAGATCGACCATTTTCCTAACAGCAGTTGACCGGGCTGCCAGTTGTCCAAGTTTGCCAGATTCTGCCATTGCCGCCATGTCGTCGGCATTCATTTCGATGAAGTATTCCTTCGCCATCTCGCGGTCGGTCAATGGCGTGAATTTTTTACGCTTGTCCGGCTCGACCATCTGGTTCATCCGATTGGTTTCGGCCTGACGCAATTGGTTGTAGCGATCTCGGAATGCAATGAAATCTGGATCGAGGTTGCCATTTTTGTCTCGCAGCAACCCGCCAGTCTGGACACCGTCGCCGACCAATATGCTGGCAATCGATGATGACATGCTGGTCCGAGCAACAATTGATTCCAAGAGTTCGTGCGCCAACAATGGCTTGAGTGGATTCTTGGCCGCCGGGTTGATGCTGACGGTATTGGTAGATGCGACAAAGTTTCCTCCACCTTCTTTGACGAACTTGATGATGAGGTTGGGATTTGCTCCCGAGTAGGATCCAAGCGAGTCTCTGACACCTCGAGGCAATGCATCGAACGCCATCTTCTGGTCAGGGTCGGTGATGCTGCGCCGGAAATTGAGCACGTCGCCTTGCTGGAATTGCTTGAGTCGTTTTTGCGACCCCATGCGTATTGCGCCAATAGCAGCACCGCCACCAGCAAAGAATGCGTTGCTCACCACGGATTCTTTGAATGCATTTGCATTCATCTCGCCACCTGAGCTGACGTAGTTGTACGCCATGTCCAGTGGTACGCCAGCGGCAGTTCCTGCGACCGCGCCCTTGACTGCATTCTGGACCGCTGGCAACCCGCCGAGCGTTGCCAAGTCCATCGACCCTGCGACCAACCTGTGCGCGATTCCGGCGTCCTGCATCCGGTAGATTTTGCGCCACATTGGGATTGCTCCCCGGGCGGCAGACGCCTCGCGACCGACGAGTCGGATGAAGTCGCCAGTTGCTTCAATGGCAGGTGCCGTAGACCACGCTGCCTTGAATGCCGCTGGGAACCATGCAAGTTCGCCGGGTAGTCCAGCGGTCTGAGCAACGGTTCCGACTCCGGCCAACGATGACAATTTGTTCATGCCTCGGTAGAATTTCCCTGCGCCGATTTTTTCAGAAGCAGCGGCAAGATTGGAGTCGATTGCCGTCATTCCTTGCCCGAGTTTCTGCAGCGAGTATCCAACAGGCGTTGTGATGACCTTCGGCCATTGGGCAAACGTGTCAGCGACCTTGATGATGCGATTTGCGGCGGCAGCATCTGCGCTCAGGCGTGTCAAATTCTCGGTGATGCTTTGGGCAGCCTTGCCCCATTGCTCCACCTCAAACACGGCTTTCTGACTTGCCGTTCTGACCTTTTCGATGTTCTTGCCAACCGACCGAGCACTTGCCATGTCCCCGGCCTGCTGGAATGCCAACTGGGCTTTTTCAAGTTCTGGGATTTTCTCCCCGAATTTAATTGATGCCTGTGCCTTGGAGATTGCTGCGTTGGCGGCGTTGAGCGATTGCGTCTGTTCGACGAATGCTTCTGCAGTCTGTCTTGCCCTCAATACCTGACTCGACATCAATTTCATTGGCACCATCGATGCTGACATGGCAGTACGAAATGCCAAGTTTTCAGCAGCAAGTGGGTTGATTGCCGAGTAGAGCATCGGGCCGCCTTCCATCCCGGTCTTTCTGGCTGCCTTGAACCCCTCGTCACCAAGCTCGGTTTTGACCTTTTCCATTTGGTCAACCCAGTTGGTCAATCCGGTGATTTCATGGAATGACTCAGACGCCTTGTACGCCTCGATCTGTCGCTTGTCGCGTTGGTACTTTTGATCGATTGCAGCAAGTGCAACTTTTTCTTTTTCACCGTCGGAAACAATTTTTACTAGAATGTCGGAAGCAATTTTTTTTGCCCCAAGTGCCAGTCCTGATTCTTGTTGGATAATGCCAGATACTGCGCCCTCAAGGATCGCCTTTTGCTTTGCGGTGTATCCAACTTCTGCTTCCTTGCCAGTCGGCATGTAGTATGCCCCCGGCGGCATGAATGCCGTGGGTGCCGTTGGAGCAGTTCCTTCAGGAATCAATGCCGTGAGCGTGTCGCGGGTGCTGCCGAGTATCTTCTTGAATTCGTTCCATGTCGCTCCCCAAGACTTGTCTTCAGGTTCGTCCAATTCGAGACGCTGGCGTTCCATGAAGATGGCAAGGTTCTCGGGCTTTTCAGCCTCTTCAGGACTCGAGAGTAGTGCCTTGCCTGTCAGGTTGAGCGTGTAGTCGTCATTGAGCGCACCGACCTTCTTGAGGTCGAGGACAAGTAGTCCCTTGTCGGTCGCGCCATTGTCGTCGATCAGTCCGTTGGCGAGCAGGTCATCGGTGTTTTTGATCGCCGGGAATTGCTGCTCGAAGATTGGTGCGTAGATCTCACCATACGCTGGCAAATTGAAATTTTCGGGAAGTGTCTCGCCCTGCGCAGCATTCAATTGTGCCGTTGTCAGCGTGTACTGCTTGAGGACATTTGCAGCGGTGTCCTTCTGAGGTTTTGTCAGCGTCGAGACCGGGTTGTCCTTCAGGGTCTTGAGGAAATTCTGAATATCCTTTTGTTCGTAACCATCTTGAGGCAACGTCGGCAGCCCCATGAATTCCTCGCCTGTTGGCGTTGGAGATCTGGGTGGTACTTTAAAAATTGGTGGTGGCGGATTTTCGGCAACAATTTGCTGAGCAGCTTCGTCCAGCATCAATCCCGACGCTGGATCCATGATCATGTTTTCATCTGCCATTTTATCAGTAGCTCACGTTGAATTGTTTTGCCATGTTACCTCGGATTGGTGCGTATGGACTCACTGGTGGCGCAGTCTGGCTTGTGGGCGGAGCCACAGGTGGTGCAGGGACGCCTTGAGCAGGCTGAGCTTGTCCTTGTGAGGGAGCCTGCGGTTGAGCCTGTGGAGCGGAAGCAGCGGGTGGTTGTGCCCACGTCACCGGACTCACTCCCGGGACAGTCGATACCATTTGCGAACTTGAGGTACCTTGAGGAACTTGCAAAGGTTGCGTAGTCGGTGGCATCGCTTGCGAAGTTTGTCCTTGGTCCATCATTTCGCTTTCAAGCAATGGCATGGTGACATCGGTGTTCTTCAGCCATTTTTCAGCACCTTCCATTGTCAGGTATTCGTTCCTGACCCCAAGTCCTTTGAGCGTGCGAATGATCGATGCGTTGAAAATGTTGAGTTGCTCGGCGGCGTTGCTCCAGTCCTGATCGATCTTCAGCGCAGACTGCGCTGCCTTGAATGCTTCTGTTTCCGACGCTGCCATTCCGGCGGCGGTGCCAGTTGTCGCTTTGACTTCTTGCATTCCAACGCCGAGGTTGAATCCGCCAATGCTGTCCATGTAGGACCTGACGTTGTTGCCGATTCCCAAATTCTTGTTGGCGAATTGCTTGGCCGGGGTCGCAGTAAATGCCTTGGGTGATTCTGGGTCGCGAAGGATCTTCTGGGCGTTTAGAAATTGCTTCAGCAATTTGTTTGCCATCATCTTGTTCGCCTCGATCTGCGCTTGAGGGTCCATTCTTCCCTTGCCACTGGCATCTTCAAGTTTCTGGCGTGAATCGGCCTGACGTGTTAGGTCGGCGGAAATCATTCTTTTCATTTCATCAAGACCAGCAAGGTCTCTGTTGTCGTACATTGTTTTTGCCGACATGATGAGGTCTGGATCGATGTTGTACCCTGATTCTTTTGCGTACCCAAGCACGGCATCAATCCCAGAAGCGGTGTCATTGGCTTTACCGACACGCTCTTGCATTGTTTTTACATTTGCTCCGACGCCTTGTGCCAATGCTTTTGCCGCATTGAATCCTGATGCGTTTTTGTTTTTGATCGATGAATACAATGCTTTCATCATTGCATCGGCTTGATCATTCAAGCCGAGTCCCCTTGCTTGTTTTGCAAGCTGCGTTGCCTGAAGTGCAATAGCGTATGACTCGGTTCCTTCTCGAGCAACTGAAAGTGGATCGAATGTTTCCATATTTTTAGAATGGGCTATTAGCTGCTGCGCCGCCGCCACCTGCTGCTGCTGCTGTTGCTGCGGCACCTCTGGCTCCATAGTATTGTGCTTGGGCGTTCAGCAACTTTTGCTGATTGATCAGTCCAAACGTTTCCATGAATCCATTCATTCGAGCAACTCGATCAATCAAACTGGCATTTGGATCCATGACATTCATTTTTGCTTCTTCAAACATTCCGGCCTGATCCGGGAATGCCTTGGACATTGCATCCATGCTCTTACCGAATGCATTGGTCTGTCCTTCTTGCGCCTTCATGTCCTTGTACATCGACACGCCAGTCATGGCGGCCCCAGCAATGTCCTTGCCAAGTTGCGCGGTTGCCTGACCTCGGATTTCTCCAGCTCGGGCGAACCCACTGTAGTCATTGACGAGAAGTGATGGGTCGATTGTTGATCCGATAATCATAATTTTAGTCTTTCATGTACGAGAGTTTGTCTTGATTTGCCCACGGGACCATTGACGAGATATTCTCTACCATCATCCCGATTTTCGGGCAACGAACATATCTGTCCGCGCCGGGGCGACGGTCGATGCATTTCGTGCATGCGTGCACGTAGTCCATGTTGTGACGCTTGTCCTGCTTCTCGCCCCACTTCCCATCGACCTTTTCGTATCGGTCGGTGTCGTATGGTAGCGCATGGATTTCGATGTATTCCCAGATGTCGTCGTGCGTCCAATCGCGCAGCGGGAACATCATGTTTGCCATGTCCGGCAGGATCCTCGCCTCGATGCGTGTCCCGGCGTCGCCGCCAAGGATCGGGTCTGAATCGCATCCTTTGTGGCCGATCCAGATGCAATCGACCGAGGCGACTTGCAGTTCAAGTTGCTTTGGACGGTGGAGAATGTCCAACGAGCACGCCCACGGTAGGTCATCGACTGGATCCACGATGCCCGTGGGGCATGTCAATGTCGTCGAGTTGAGTCGGTATAGGTTCTGGACTTCAAACTCGTCCTCGGCCTGCTGGAACGCACTTTCTGCCGGGTGCCACGAATACACGATCAGTCCCCAGTCGCGAATCAATTGGTCGTGGAACCGATATTTGATTGGTTGCCACGGTTCGCGAAAGAAGATCACCGGGTAGTGCAACCCCATCTTGCGCATCAAGTGCAACAGCACCATGCTGTCCTTGCCGCCAGACCACGCAACGACACCCCGAGGGAATGCCTTCACCCCAGCGGCGATCAATTCTCTCGATTTTTGGATTTTGTCGAACATCAGATCAGTCCGGCTCCAATGATGGCACCTGCACCAGCAACTGACCCAATTGCACTCATAGTTCCGGCTCGGCCTGCTGCTGATGCCTGCGCCTGCGCCGACTGCGCTCCGAGCAGGTCTTTGCGGTACGCCGCAGCGAGGTTGATTCCGGTGTCCGGGTTGACAAGTTGCGGCGTCGATTGACCGAGCAGACCCATGCCGTACTGCGTGAATTGCTGCCCGGCATTGTACGCCTGCGACGGTGCGCCCAACAGTGCCATCAACGGTGCTTGGTACATCGACTGACCCATGCCGTATGCTTGCTGTCCTAGCTGCGCGGCCTCGGCCCGGCGGGTGCCCAGCATCTGCTCGCGGTTGAGGATCTGCGATGCAATGTCGGCATTGCCGCCGACCCTGCCGGATGCCGCTGCAGACTCGCGTGCTTGTTGCGTCGAGGACCTCAATTGCTCGCCTGTGAGCGTCCCTGACCTCGCGTACGCCTGCTGGGCGGCCTGAGTCGCCTGACGCAGCATGGCGTCCTGCTCTGGCGACACGCCTTGCAGGAAACTGCGCCCGGCACCTGTCAGCGATGTCATCGCGGCGATCTCTCCCGCTTTCGATGACGTCAGTTGACCCTGTGCGGTCTGCGCAGCCTGACCTTGGATGCCCTGCAGTCCGGTCGTGTACTGACCCATGTCAGCAAGGTTTGCCGCTCCAAAACCAGATCGGTATTGATTCTCGAGACCTAGTGTTTGCGAGAGAAGTGGACCAAGAGAAGTGAGGTATTTTGCGCCCTCTTTCCCGTAGTCCATCTCCTTCGGCATTGGTACTTTTGTTGATCCGCCTCCCATATTCTTAGCCTTTCATGTTGAGTGTTTTGATAAATTTTTTCATCGAGTGAGTCCTCACCCTTGGTGAGTTTTTAAATGACCTTTGAAACGCAATGAATTCAAAGTCGTCTTGAAATGCTGCCAGACACTTCCGCATGCTTCCGCAACACATCGTGACAAAAAGCGTATCCGAATACTGAATTTCAACAGGGGAATCTGAATCTTCATGGTGAGAATAGAACCCCATAGCAAATCCATCAGCGCAAGTAACAACAATCCCGTGACGTAGATGCCAATCAAAGAGAGCAAGAAAATTGATCTCATGCCGATTAAAAATTTCAATGCTTTGCTTGAGGTGTTCATTCATTTATCCAAAAAAAACAACTTGAACATCATCACTATTTGCTGCTCCTGCAGTTCTATCTAAAGTATAAAACGTAAACGTAGATGATGTTTGCGATGTTGGAGAACTCGCTTGAATAGTTACCCCTGATGAATCTGCAGCTTTATATGATCTGCTTCCAACTGCAACATAGTTTGCTGATGGAAGAGCAGTAGTAAAAACAACAGTATAAAGCCCAGTCCCATTTTTAGTTACGCTTGTGACATTTCCACTTGCAAGAATTGTGCGAGCAGTATTGCTTGAATCAGGACTATTACCATTGAACCTGACCCATGCTCGAGCACCATAGATAGGTGCAGATCCAGTTTGTGCTCCACTTAGCTTTGCGGCAGTGATGTTCGCGTCAGCAACCTTTGCAGTGGTCACGTTCACATCGGCGATCTTCGCGGTGGTAACTGCAAGATCGGTAATTTTGCCAGTTGTGACGTTCAAATCGGTGATTTTTGCCGTGGTAACAGCAGTATCAGCAAGTTTTGCAGTGGTGACGGTCAAATCAGCAATCTTTGCTGTGGTAATGCCGTCAGTTGGGAAATTCGCAGTCTTCAGCGTGCCGACTTGCATCTGACCGCTGATAATCGTCAACGTGCCGTCGGTAGTCACCGCGCCAGCAGCAAACGATGACTGCAACAGGATGTTGTTGAGCTTCGCGCTGGTGATTTGCTCGTTCGCGCTAAACTGCGTTTGTGATGTTTGAATTGCTGCCATATTTAGCTTTGGGTGATGATTTGTCGATTGGTTGCGGAACCTGATACCGCAATTGAATTGACCTTGGGCGATCCGCTGATGCGGTCGATGACCAGCGTCCCGGTAAACCCACGAATGCCACCCAGCCGGGCGCGGACGTTCGCGGTGTCGCCAAACCCGAGGGTCTCACCAATCAGCACCGAGGTCGTGTTGATCGTTTCGGCGGCGTCCGGGTCGTTCGAGGTGAATGAAATTTGGAGGTTGCAGTCGGACTCGATGTCGAGCGACTGCATTTGGATCTGGGTGTCGGTGAATCGTTTGCGCTCGAGCGACCCCATGTCGTAGCCCCGGGACGTCAACCTCGCAGCGATACTAGCGTTGACCGTGGCGAGCGCAGGATCCACTGCCAGCACGTCGTTCTCGGCCTCGTTGACATCGACCTCATGCAGCCCCCCAGTCGTCGTGACGATGTACAGTGCGTTGCGCTTGCCCGACTTGCCAATGTGGAAGTTCAGGATGTTGAACCTCGAGTCACCGTAGGTGTCGATGCTCTCCCAGCCCTTGTTTAAAAAGTTGTAGACCAGCACCGTGTTGTTGCCAATGGCGTCGGGCACGCCCTGCCGAGAATCCAGCGGCACTGCCAACCAATAACGGTTGTTGAAGTAGATCCCCACCGACTTGTCGGCCAAGGATTTGTTGATGCGGTCGATGTACGGCTGGATGTTCACCGAGATCGGCATCTCGACGCCGCGAAGGTTGTACTGCTCAACGAACGTCAGTCCGTATACGCCATTGTCGGACAGGAAGAACACGTTCGGGCCTTGAATGACCACGCTCTTGCGTGCAAGGCACCCGACCTCGGACGTCAGTTCTTTGACGATGGTGTCGCTCAGCGTGCCCTGCGTTCCGGCGACGAGGTGCAGGCTGTTGCGGTTGAGAATCATCAACGCGTCGTCGTAGAACGGCTGCATTGCCACCGTGTAGTCGGCAATCCCGCCAGTGATGCGGAACTGCGCCGCGATCTGGTCGTAGGTGTCGCTGTCGAAGATGTCGGACGCCATGATCTCGTCGCGGATTGCGCGGTCGGGGAACGTCGGGGTGAGCACGGTGCCGCCGACTTCGTACCAGTACGGGACCCACAGGCGACGTTGGAAATACGTTGCCCACGGTGGTGCAGGCATGTGGCTGAATCCGCCTCCGATTGATTCCAAGAACGTGTAGCTGATATTGTGACTGCCATTAGGTTCGGCACTTGCGTAAGTGACCTTGTTGTAAAGCGGGGTAGTTGCTACAACAAATACATCATTCACTGCGATCAAGTCTAACCCAGCAGGAACCTCAACAATCTTGAAAGCCGTGCCCGGTCTTGCACCGCTGTCTTGCAGCAATGTCATGGCATATGTAGTGCCTTCAACGGTAGTTCCACCCGCTAATGTCGCCACTCTCGTCGCAGCATTGTAGGCAGTCACGCTTGTCGTTGTTGCTGCGTCCAATTTAATGGTTGATCCAACGTAATACCCATCAATTTCTGCCGCAGGTGACCCGTTGTCAAAGTATGCCGGAAGAATCACAGATGGACTTGTTGTACCACCAACGACACTGGCACTTAAACTGATCAAGTCGCCGGACGTTACCGTGATTGTGGCAGTTCCATTGAGAAATACCGTGGCCAAGGTGAACGTGCTGGGCTGCGTGTACGGACCAGACGCCACCTTGTAGAACCTGTCGGTTGACTTGCCATTCCACTGCAATGCCTGTTTTCCTTCGCGGAAGATCAGCACCTTGTCGAACGCCTGAAGCATGTGGCACTCGGCGTCAATCGTGATCGCCGGAGGCAACGCAATCGACGTGATCGTGTACGGTGACTCGAGCGCAATCTTTTTGACGTCGGTGTTGGTCGCGACCAGAATAAATTCGTCCTCGGTGGTCGATGGGTTGGAATATAGGCAGGATCCAAAGATGTCGGACACTGCACCGTCGTTGAGTTGCGAGTGAAGGTACCCGGTCGTTCCGGATACCGTGTACGTCCCGGTGCTGGTCGCTGCTGCGTAATCGAACGTCAGCTTGGTTGCCGAGGTCACTGTCATCAGATAACTTCCTGCCGGAGGAACCTTGGCAGGATTCGGGGTGACTGCAGCGTCTGTCAGCGGTGCTACCGAGCCTGCCACCGTGTTGCCGAGCGTAGCGTAGGCAATGGCACCGTTGGTCAACCCGTGCGCCGACATTGTCGTCAATTCAACCACGCCTGATGCCCAAACAGCACTGGAGATCGCTGGCAAAGTAAGAAAATACCCAGTTGTTGCAGAAACCACGTAGGTGCCGCTGCCAGTCGCTAGCGCGGAGGACAATGTCAGCGTCGATGCTCCAGTTACCGTCATCAGGTAATTCCCTGCAGGAGGCGGATTGCCAG